CCGCGCCGCCGTTCTCGGGCGCCGCGGCCGCCGCCGGGGCCGCCGGGGCCGCGGCCGCCGCCGAGGCCGCCGCCGAGGCCGCCGCGCGGTCCGTGACGGCCCCGCCAGCCGGCGGGGCCCGCGGGCGGGCGCCCCGGGGCTACGACCCCTGGGCCGGCGGGATGCTGCACGTGTCCGACGCGACCGTCACCGTCCAGAACATGGCGGGCATCCAGATCGTCACGCCCCGGCAGGTCATCGTGGACACGCCCGCGGGCGCCGCCCTCCTCTCGGCCGGCGGGCAGCCCCACATCCGGCTCTCGCGGCAGGTTACCCTGACGGACTTCTGCGACCCGCAGCTCGAGCGCCCCGGCGCGCCCGTCCTGACGCTGAAGCACCCCGCCGACATCATCGGGCTCGCCGCCGCGGCCGCGCCCCCCGGGCGGCAGTTCCGCGACGTCGAGGAGGCCTGGCGCGACCTCGGCGACGTCTCCGGCGCGGGCGCGGCGCCGCCCGGCGGGCTACGGGCCTCGCTCGTGGCCTTCTCCTTCCTGGCGGCCGCCTGCGCCGCCGAGTACGGCAACCGCGCCGCCGCGGACGCGCTGCGCGCGCACCTGATCTCCAACTCGGGCGACCGCCGCATGGCGCCGCGGCTGGACCGCTTCTACGCCTGCATGCAGGCCATGATACGCTGCCACGCGTTCCCGCACCGGGCGCTCGGGTGCCTGGGCGGGCTGCTCTCGTGGACCACGCAGGACAAGCTGGCCAGCGTCACGGCCGTCGTCTGCGGCGCGCAGGAGGGCGCGCGCACGGACCAGGCGGCGTGCCCGCGCTCCACGGCCCACGTGCCGGCCTGCGCCTTCCTGGACGTGGACGCCGAGCTGCGGCTGGAGCCCGCCGGCGCCAAGTTCGTGTACCTGGTCTTCGTGTACGCGCAGCGCCTGGAGCACGAGGGCTTCCGCGCCCACGTGGCCGTCAGCAAGCTCAACGAGACCACCTTCGCCAGCGGGCTGAGCTACCTGCTGCACCGCACGCGCGCCGAGAACGTGCTCCGGGGGACGGCGGGCGCGGACGGCGCCGGCGCGCCCGCCGGGGCCGCCGAGGAGTTCCCGCTCCCGGCGCTGGCGGGCAACCGCGCGGCCTACCGCTGCCCCGTCTCGCGGCTGGGCGACGACGGCGCGACGGCCTTCCTGCCGCGCTGGGCCCCGGACGCCGCCGGGCGGCCCACCCAGGGGAGCTGCATGTACGCCGCCTTCGCGCGCCTGGGGACGCTGCCGCACGACTCGCCGCGGGTCACCGGCCGCAGCGAGCGCTACCAGTCCTGCGACGTGCCCGTCGTCCGGATCGAGGGCCTGGTGTGGGGCCCCGGGGAGTGGGTGGAGTGCTTCTACTGAAGGCGGGCGTCCTCCCGCGAATAAAAAATTGCCTCCGACCGGCGCTCGCGCGTGCAATGTCTGTCATAGATCGGGCGGGCCCGCCGTCCAAACCGGGGACCGGGGGCCGGGGCGCGGGGGGCCGGGGCGCGGGGGGCCG